ATCAAAGTTTTTTCTCTTTAGAAAGATACCATGAGATTAGAAAATGGATGAGACCCGATCCACCAAAGGATTTATTTGCGTATCGCCCAAGAAGGAATAATTTAACTTGAATAAATAACTCAGCAGTATATACTGCTTGTTTTAAGGTTCATACCGAGATCATTATAAATGGCGACTCCGTTTAGAATTAAACGATCTGCTGTTCCTGGAAAGGCTCCTGCAGTATCGGACTTACAATTAGGTGAATTAGCTCTTAATACTTATGATGCTGATCTGTATACTTTACGATCACGTCCTGGTATTGGAACGGATGTTGTAAAAATCGGTGGTGCTGCAATATCAGGTGTTTTATATGTCAACAAAGACGGAGACGACGAAAACTCAGGAGCAACCCCCTCAGATGCAAAACTTACACTCAAAGCAGCAGTCGGAGTCGCATCAGAAGGATACGTTATTAATGTTGCTGCTGGAACTTATGTAGAGAATAATCCAATAAAGGTTCCAGAACAAGTAAGTATTGTTGGAGATAGTTTAAGAGAAGTAACGATATCACCTTTAAATATAGATAAGGATATATTCCATGTTTCTCCTGGAAATATGTTGAGTGAACTCACATTTTCTGGAACAGTAGATCCTGGAGTTGCGGTAGTTGCATTTGATCCAGATAAAATTCAGTATGTTGGACAATCACCTTATATAAGATTTTGCACAAATAGAGTTGCTAATAGTATTGGATTAAAGGTAGATGGTAATAAATCAATCGGACCATTTAAGAGTATGGTTACAGACTCCTATACCCAGTATAATGTAAATGGTATAGGGGTTTCTGTTAGTAATGAGGGATATGCTCAGATAGTTTCATTATTTACAATGAACCTTGATGAGGCAGTTGCTTGTCATTCTGGTGGACAATGTGATGTAACAAACTCCAACTCTTCATTTGGTAATTATGGATTAGTTGCTGATGGTGTAGGACCTCTTCAGTATACTGGAATTATTACAACCTCAGATCATCCTGCAAACCTTGATAAGTTTGAAGTTCTTTTAGATGCTCCTACTTGTAGTGTTTTAGATGCACCTTATGATAATGTAACTGGTATTGTCACGATAACAACCAATACAGATCATGGATTTTCTGTTGGTATGGGTGTTAGTTTAGGTAGACTTGGTTATACTTGTGATTATGGAAATTATACACATCAATTTGTATCTGCTGCTACTAGTGCTATTAATGTAACTGGTGGTAGTGAAATTACTCCTAGTGATGTTGCTTATGATCCACAAACAGGAGTGATGACTTTAACAGCAACTAATCATGGATTAACTGCTGCTACTTCTGCTACAATTTCAACAGCTACATATATTCCATCTACTGGTGTTTTGACTTTACATAGCACTGGTCATGGATTAAGTAATGGTGATTTAATTAAGATAGAAGCAAATTCATTAACCTTTACTTGTGCTAAAGATAATCACACTACAGATCATTCATATCCGAGAGTAACAGATCCATCTTATAATAAGTGGTTGGTAGTTTCTAATGTAGATACACCAAACCATAAGTTTGATGTCAATGTTGGAGTATCTGAGGATACTGCAGAGCATTGGTTTAAATCTTCTACTGCAAATGGTTTAAAGAAAGCAGGTAGTAGTGTAAGTATTGATGCTGGATCAATAGTGTTTAAATGCTCTATGGATGATTATTCTACAGATCATCCATATCCAAGAACAACTGATCCTGTATATAATCAAACAATAGGTGTAGAAACAAGTCCAGATGCTGATACATTTACAGTCAATGTTGGTATAGCAACTCACGACACATTCCCTGATAAGTATGGAAGTGTTTTTAGTGTTGCTTCTATTGTTGATAGTAAATCATTTACTGCGTATGTTGGACCTAATAGATTTGCACACACATATATCGGTGGTGGTAAAGCAGTAATTAATCTTATCAGACCATTTGATGGTAAGGTAGTTTATTTTGATGATTTATATTATAGTATTGGTAATGTGAAAATTACTAATCCTGGTAGTGGATATAATAATGCACCAACAGTTACAATAGAAAATCCTAGCACCTCTAATGATTGGGGTGTTGCTGCTCAAGCTTCTGCATCTATTTTTAATAATAAAGTAGATGAAATTGAATTTGTTTCAAATGGTAGAGGATATACTTCTCTTCCATCTATTACTATTTCTGCTCCTGATGTAGGGATAAATACAGCAACGGCTACTGTAGAATTAATCCCAACGTATTATTCTATTAAGAGTTCAACTCCTATTTCATCTGGTATTTGTACTATCACTACCAATGAAAATCTTCCAAGACCTGTTGGTCTTGGTGTTTCGGTTCCTTTCTTTAGGCAAAGTAGAGTATTAGCATCAAGTCATTCATTCCAATATATTGGTAGTGGTGTTGACCCAATTGCTTCTCTTCCTTCTCGTGGGGGAGTTACTATACAGGAAAATGAAGTTGACAATCGTAACGGTGGATTAGTTGTTTATACCAGCACTGACCAAGGTGGAAACTTTAGAATTGGTGAGGGTGTCCAGATAGATCAAATTAGCGGAACTATTACTGGTAATTTTTATTCCAAGAGTTTATTCGCTAATGTCACGCCATTAATTCTAGCATTAGGAGGAGATTTATAAAATGGCTTTACCATTAAATGTATTTAAAACAGTAACCTTTGTAGCACCATCTACACCAGTGGGGATTTATACTGCTCCTGTTGGATATAGTGGTGTTGTTTTATTATCACAAACAACCAATGTAGATTCTATTACTCATACAGTATCATTAGATCATGTAAGAGGTGCTACTAGAACGGAAGTTGTAAAGAGTATGGCTATTCAAGGACACGATACTATGAATTTAACTCAAGGTAAATTGGTTCTTGAGTCTGGAGATTCCTTAGAATTGTCTGCAAGTAATCCTAATCATGTAAAATTTATTGGAAGTATATTAGAAACCCTTAATTAATATCAAGTAATGACAAGGTTTAGAAGCGGTAGAGTATCACATCAACATATTGGTATATCATCATTTACTGATGATAAGATGGTATTGGATGTTACTGGACATGCCAATATTTCTGGTATTCTAACTGTTGCTCAACAATTAGATGCTCCTAATATTACTGTAACTGGTGCTGGTTCATCTATTACAGTTGATGATATTAATGCTAGGAATTTAATTGTAGCTGGTATTGCTACTTTTAATGGTCGTATAGGTGCTGGTGATAGTTTAGGTAGTCCTGGTCAATATCTAAAATGCACTGAAGATGGTGTTACTTGGGCAAGTTTTGGTGGAGTTAGAGATAGTATATTACATACTGCAACTGCAGGACAAACAACATTTACTGGATTTACATATAATCCATTCTTTACTGATGTATATGTAAATGGTGTTAAGTTAGTTAACAGTGAATATAGTGCTCCTGGTGGTAACACTATAACAATATATTCTCCATGTTTTGAGGGTGATGTAGTTGAGTTTATTTCTTTTAATGTAGATTCTCTTACGAATGGACAAGCTGGTGGTGGAAGTGCTTTAGGAATTAATACAACAGGAACTTCATTATTTAATCATATTGATGCGGTAGGTGTTATAACTGCTTTCCAGTTTCATGGTGATGGGTCAAATTTAACTGGAATTAGTACAACTTCAGATTATGCAGACGTATCTGGAATATCAACGGTTTCTGAAGGATTAACTGGATCTCCAAATGTTGTTGTAGGTGTTATAACTGCTACTGAGTATCGTGGTAATGGTCAATACTTAGAGGGAATAATTTCTGGAATAGAGTTTCAGAATGAAGGAACTACTGTAGGAACTGCTGGCACTGTTAACTTTGTTGGTAATGGTGTAACGGCTCATTATGATGCTGCTTCTGGAATTTCAACTATTAACATAGGGCACTATAGTAACGCTGCAGGTATTGCAACTGTTGCTGTAAATGCTCAGGGATTAATTGGATCTCCAAATATAACAGTATCTGATATAGTTGCTAATAATGTTTCAGTTGTTCAGACATTAACTTATGAGGATGTAACTAATGTAGATTCTGTTGGACTTGTTACTGCAAGATCTGGATTACGAGTTCATTCTAATGGTATTGATGTTGCTGCTGGTATTGTAACTTCTGCGAATGGGTTTGAAGGAAATCTTCAAGGTGATTGTTATGGTAATGCTGATACTGCTACTGTAGCACTTAATTTAACTGGATCACCACATATAAATGTTACTGGTATTGTTGCATCTGGTGGTATTAGTGTTAGTGGAATTGTAACTGCTACCACTTTGGTTGGTAACTTAGTTGGTAGTGTTGTTGGTGGTAATGTAAACGCCTATGATGGTACATTTAGTAATAATGTAACTGCCAATAAATTTTTTGGTGATGGATCTAATCTAGATGGTATTGTAACAACCAATGATACTGCACCAAATAATCCAACTGATGGTGCTCTGTGGTGGAAATCTGATGAAGGTATTTTAAAAATATATTATACTGATGTAGATGGATCACAGTGGGTAGATGCTTCTCCTGGATCAGGTGGTGGTGGATCAGGTGGTGGTGGAACTGATCTTATCAATGATAATACTCCTCAACTTGGTGGTAATTTAGATCTTAATAATTATAATATTTCGGGAACTGGTAATATATCTGCTACTGGGACTTTAGACATAGGTGGTAGAGCTAATATAGGGAATATATTTTCAACAGGTATAGTAACAGCGACTAATTTTTATGGAAATATTGTTGGTGATGTTACTGGTAATATTGTAGGTAATGTAACAGGAACTGTTAATACTTCGGGTATATCTACTGTTGGTTCTCTTGATGCAAATGGTTCTGCTGATATAAGTGGTTCTATAGTTGTAGGTGGACATACCAATCTTGGTAACGTGAGTATGTCTGGTGTGGCAACTGCTACAGAGTTTCATGGTGATGGGCAATATTTAACTAACATATATTCTGCACCTCCTCAAGGTATTAGTACCACAGGATTTACTGGATTAACTGATCTATATTGTGCTGGAACTCTTGAAGTAGATGGTCAATCTATTCTTGATGATGTTATTGTATCTGCTGCTGCAACATTCCAAGGTCCTTTAAGTGCTAACACAGGACCAGTTACTCTTAATAATACGACTCTTAATGGTACATCAAGTTTTACAGGATTTTCTACTTTTGTTGATATTGATGTAGATGGTCATACAGAACTAGATGGTTTGAATGTTACTGGTGTTGGAACATTTAGTAATGGTATAGAGTGTTCTGGTGCTGTGATGAATGTCACCGCTAATTTTGTTGCTAATAGTGCAAGGGTTTCTGATTTAACAGATGGAAGAGTTGTTCTTGCTGGATCACAGGGAGAACTTGAAGATAGTAATAATTTAACTTTTGATGGAACAACTTTAACTGCTTCTTCTTTTGCTGGTGATGGTTCAAGTTTAACTAATGTTACTAATTCTGCATTGGCTAATTCAACTATTGGTCTTGGTGGAGTTAATCTTGTTCTTGGACAATCATATAATACTCCAGGTCTTAATCTTTCAAATGCAATAAATTATCCATACACTTCACTTACTGGTATTACTACTGATCTTTTAGGTGATACATCTCCTCAACTTGGCGGTAATCTTGATGTTAATAATAAGAATATTGAGATTGGAGATTGCACTACTTCTGGATCTGATAATACATTAAAGGTTGGATCTAATGGATTAGAGATACATCATAGACCTGGTGCTTTTGCAACATATATTCAAAATAAAAATAAGGATACAAACCTTTGGATTACTGGACAAAATACCTCTGGTGTTTGGGGTAATATATTCATTAGACCTTATCTAAATGCATTTAGTGGTGTTGCCTGTTGGTGGGGTGGTGCTACAGAATTGTATTATGGAAATACGGGATCCAAGAAACTGGAGACAACTTCTGGTGGTGTTACAATTACAGGAACTCTAAGTAAGAGTGGTGGATCATTTAAGATACCTCACCCAGTAGCTGGGTTATCTACTACCAAGCATTTGGTTCATTCATTCCTTGAAGGTCCGCAGATGGATCTTATCTATCGTGGTAAGATTGATTTGGTTGATGGTACTGCCACAGTTAATATTGATACAAAGGCAGGAATGACTGAAGGGACATTTGTTTTATTAAATAGAGATATACAATGCTTCACCTCAAATGAAACAGGATGGACTGCTGTTAAGGGGTCTGTTTCTGGCAATATATTAACTATCACAGCACAGGATAATACTTGCACCGACACTATTTCTTGGATGGTTGTTGGTGAAAGACAAGATGATACTGTTAAGTCATTGGATATGACTGATAGTGAGGGTAACTTAATTGTTGAACCAGACCAACCAGCACCAGATACAAAACATGCTGACATTCAAGCACAGTTATAGAGGTAAATAGATGGCTATTAATTTTCCAAATAATCCAAGTGTAGGTGATACTCATTCCGCAAATGATATAACATGGAAATGGGATGGGTCAACTTGGAAAGTTGGTATATCTACAATTAATGCTGCTACTATTCCAGGTATTTCTACAACAGGAACTTCATATTTTTATGATTTAGAAGTTGTTCAAAATGTATCAGTGGGATCTTCTGTGACTGCTGCAGTTTATTATGGTGATGGATCTCAATTGAGTGGTATTTCAGGTGTTAGTGGTCCTCCAGGTCCTGCTGGTACTCCAGGTCCTGCTGGACCTTCTGGTCCTGCTGGTCCTTCTGGTTCTCCTGGTCCTGCAGGTTCTCCTGGTCCTGCAGGTGCTCCAGGTAGTGCTGGTCCTCCTGGTCCTCCTGGATCTGGTGGTAGTGGTGGTGGTGTTGGAACTGGTGCTGGAACCTGGTCTTCTTCACCAACTGTTGCTCATCGGTTAGATTCTATTGCTTTAACTAATGAGATAGCAGATTATACGTTGTATTTTGGTAGTGTTACTTATGGTAAACAATCCCAGAAGGTTACTGTAGTTCATGATGGAACTAATACTTGGACTCAAGAATATGCTATAACATATACTGGTGATGATTTACTGGTTTCTGTTGGATCGTCTATTTTTAATGGAGAGGTCACTATAAATGCTACACCAGAAAATGCAATTACTGGGAATATAGAATATGTTTTCACTAGAACAGAGGGAGTATAATGATTAGCACAACATTAGATTCAAATACTGGAAGAGTTCTTGTTGTATATCCTGATACTCAACAGGCATATGCAGTTTGTGTAAAAGATGCTGCAGATTGGCAAGAGATTCATGATTATATAATTAATGAAAATGATATAGATGATATTCCAAATAGGAAGATTGATTGTACTTCAGAGATGAAGTGTTCCCCTAAGAGAAGTGTATATGAAATGTCTCCTGCAGAGGCAGATATATTAAAAAATCATTCTAAAGTTGAATGGGTTGAAAGATCTACTTTATATAATGAGTATGAATTAGAACAGAGAAAATATGATCAAGAGTTTGATAGTCATTTAACTACAAATAGATTTAAATATAATCTTGAGAATAGAAGAGATTCTGCTGGTGGAGGGGGTAATCCAGGAACAACTTTAGATTTTACTCAATGGGGTTTATTGAGGCATAGTAAAAGGAATAATGCAGATGCTTTTGGATCTCAAACATACATTTACGGTGATTTAGAGTATACATTATCAGGAAAGAATGTTGATGTTGTTATTATGGATACTGGGGTTCGTTGGGATCATCCAGAATTTTTAAAACCAGGATTTACATCTGTTCCTAATAATCTTGCTTGTGAGGATTATACTAGAGTAAGAGATATATTAATCCACGGTGCTTCCGAGTATGGTATTAATTGGTCTAGTGAAGGTTTGGTTGCTCCTGGAACAGGATCTTTGACGAATTATACAGTAAGTTCTGCATTATTACACGAAAAAGGATATCCTAGTTATCCTTATAGTATAAGTTATCATGGTAGTCACGTTGCTGGAACTTCCGCAGGTAATCAATTTGGTCATGCTTTTGAATCAAACATATGGTCTATTGCTTGTGTTGATAGGAGTGATACTGGATGGACAGAACCATCAGATGGATTTGATTATATTAAAGTTTGGCATAAAAATAAACCAATTAATCCAGTAACTGGTAGAAGAAATCCTACTGTTGTTAACGGTAGTTGGGGTCATAGACAATTTTTCTCAGGCAGTTCTGCTTATAGTGTGACATTTAGAGGATCAACTTATAATGAGGGAACAGTATCTTCTACTGTTGCTCCTGCAGTTTATTATATGTCTCCAAATGGTTCATATAAACAATTTACTACTACTAGAATATCTGGACAGTCTGAGGCTGATGAGGTATTTGATGATCCTGATTGTAAGGATATTGTATGGTGTTTTGCTGCTGGAAATTCAGATGATAAGCAAGATTATCCAGGTGGAAAGGATTATATGAATGAAGTATTAAGTGGTACTTTTTATTATAGTTCTGGATACTTAAGTTACTACAATAGAGGTGGAACTCCTGGAATTACACATCAGGATAAAGATGATGCTGCAATTGTTGTTGGATCTATAGATGTTAGTAGACAATCTGGATCTCAAGAAAGATGTTCTTCTTTTAGTAATAGAGGACCTGCTATTGATGTTTGGGCTGGTGGATCTAATATCCTTAGTCCATATGATGGTGGATATCAGGATCCTAGAAACAATTCATTTTATAATTATGCTATTAGTGGAACCAGTATGGCAACTCCACAAGTATGTGGTGTAATGGCATTATATTTGGAATCTCAACCACAAGCTACAAGAGCAGAAGCTAGGAAATGGCTATTAACTCATGGTTCTGTAGAAGTTCCTTCGACAGATTTTTATGATCCATATCAAAGTAATGGTTCTACTGATTCAAATTATTGGGGTAGTACTTATAGTTTGAAGAGTTCTTCTCGTAGAATTTTATATAATCCATTCGCTAATAATGGACAGGCATCCATTAGTGGAATGTCTATCTCTTAATCTAAATAGGTAAAAAAATACAATGGCAGATAAAGGTTTTGGTGTAAGGAAATTTAATTTAATCGGAGCATCTGGTACACCAACAATTACAAGTCCAAATAATATAAACTTAAATGCTGTTAATGTTGCAATAAGCACTGACGTATCAATAGGTGGAACTTGTACTGCTACTGAATTTAGTGGTGCTTTATCTGGTTGGGTAAT